GTCAACGATATCTATTTATGAAGCTTTTGGAGGACGTCAATCCCAACCCTTGGTGTTTCGTGGATCGCCTACCTGAAGTTTTGCGATCACGGCTAACAGTATATTTCTTGTGGAAGTCATTTGAGATTATGGAATACTACTCAAACAATCAAATCCAGAAAGTAAAGAGATCTGGGGACTCAGATATGATATTATATGACTATTTGGACATCAAGAGTATCTTTTCTGATGAGACCGTGTCACTTGCTCAGAAAGTGAATGAATTCTACTTCGGATATGTCGTCTCCAAGGAAAGAGGTCGAGGCGGTGATCGCATGTTCAAAGTTTTATCGAAAATTATTGAACAAGAATACAGTTTTAGAGATGCCGATGTGGAGCCATTCACAACAGAGAATGAAACACCCAAATTTGCATCCAATAAATTCTTATTGAAGACATTTGCACACAAGTTCCGTGAGATAATCACCATGAGATTGGGTGAAAATTTTAAAGAACGATTCTACAATGACTTCATCAATGATGCAGCATATACTAATTTCGACAAGCTGAGTACTCTGAAAGCCTCAGCCAGGGCACATGGGACAGACTTTGTTTTGCCAGATGTTGACATCACCAAGACATCCACTCAAATCAAGTCAGATTTAGACAACGCAAATCCTGATGAGTCAAAGAAGAGACCCAAAATGATTGAGGCAATGATCATGATGGTTAAGTTGTTCAAAGATTCACACAACGGACGTGAACCAGCTCATGTCATAGAACTTCTTCCTTGGTGTTTAAATAATCTGATTGAAAAGGGGTATTTTGATAGTGACTGTTTTGCAAAGCCGCAGCATGGGGGAGATAGAGAAATACATGTTTTAGAAGCATCTGCAAGGGTGGTTCAGTATCATGTGGAGTTGTTTTCAAGGGTCGTATGCAAGTACTTCCCATCAGAGACCACATGTAATCCTGATACCAAAGACCATTTTGTCAAAGACCACTACCGACAAAGTGCTGAGAAGTTGGGAGTTTTCCAAGTTCATAGTAAATCAGCGGATGCATCAAAATGGTGCCAGGCCCATCACACCTCACACTTTGCTGCAATGATGCAAGTCATAGCTCCCAAGGAATTACTACCATTCCTGCTCACAGCTCTCAGTCTGTGGCCAAGAAAGTGCTTATCTTTTCCGACAAATT